GGAAACACTGGGGGAAACACTGGGGGAAACACTGGGGGAAACACTGGGGGAAACACTGGGGGAAACACTGGGGGAAATCACACCCCCGAAATAAGGGAAGTAAGGGAAGTAAGGGAACATATCTCGGATAAATCCTCGATATGTGTGCCAAAGAGAAAAAATGCAACTCTCGTTCCTGATGACTGGCAGCCTGATGAAAAGACAAGAAATAAACTTTTGAGCAATGGCCTTGATCCGGCCTTAGTTGCTGAGAAATTCAAAAATTCTTGTCATGCCAAGGGATTGAAGTACATCGATTTCAACCGGGCTGTTTTGGCTTGGGATTGGAGCCGGGATCCTGCCGTAAAACGAAAATCTCCCCAAGATGACCCGTTCTATGTCGAATGGCCGGTATAGGAGGGGAGTATGACTGAGGAGCAGTTGAGAACAGACCGGGAACGCGAGTTAATTTCCCGTTTGCTGAACAAACCAAAATTGCTGCCGCTTGTTTCAGATTCTGTGAAACCGGAATATTTTGCGGATGATTTTTGCCGTAAAGTTTTCGCTGAAATGCTCAAACAAGGTAAATTCAGCAGGATTTCTTTGGAAAAAAACGGCTTTGATCGTCGTTTGATGGTTTTGCTTGAGGGAGAAACGGTTACCTGTTGTACAACCCGGAGTCAGATTGAAGCGGCCGCGTGGATGGTTGTAGAGCACTACAAACAGGCGGAATTGCGCCGTTCAATGGCGGAAATGCAAAGTGACGGTAATGTCGATTTGCAAAAATTGCAAAGCCGCATTGCCGAGCTTAATTTGCTGAATCCGGAAAAGGCAGAAACGGAAAATTCGGTTGAGGATGTATTTGTTAAGGCTGATCGTTTGTATCGCGGGGAAGCGGATCCGCGTAATCTGCCGACCGGGTTTGCGTCTATCGACGGCCGGATTGAAGGCGTGCAAAACTCCGAGCTGGTAATTATCGGCGGGCGCCCGGGATCAGGAAAAACGACAATTGCCGTAAACATTGCGGTAAATCAGGCAAAGCGGGGTAAAAAGATTTTGTTCTTTTCTCTGGAAATGGCAAAATCTGAACTGATCGAAAGGATAGTCATTTCGTTGACCGGCAACCGTGTTTCTCCGCGGATGTCTCCGGCAGAAATTAACCGCTGGTTGGAATGTGTCCGTTATGTCGAACGGTTGCCGTTGACTATTAACGACAAGGCCGGGATGACGGTTGAAGGAATTTATTCAGCAGCGCTCAAAAAAAAGGACAGAGAGGGGCTGGATGCCGTTTTTATCGATAATTTGAGCATTTTGAAATCGTCCAGAATTTTCAAAAACCGTTACGAAGAGGTAAGCGAGATCAGCCGTCAGTTGAAAGTGATGGCCAAAGATTTGGACGTGCCGGTTGTCTGCCTGAGCCAGCTGAACCGTGCCCTGGAAGCGCGTACCATGAAAGCGCCGACTTTGGCCGATTTACGGGACAGCGGAAGCATTGAGCAGGATGCGGACATGATCGCGTTTGTTTACCGGCCGGAATATCATCTGGCGCAAGCAGAGCCCGATGACAAAATGTCGGCAGAGTATTCCCGATGGCTTGGAACCATGGAGAAAATACGCGGTAAATGTGTTTTTATTGTAGCAAAAAATCGACGAGGAGAGTTGGCTAACATCGAACTGAAGTTTAACGGTTATCAATATAGATTTACGGAGGCGGCATGACAAAAACGGAAGAAGACAATTTCAAATCTCTTGGGGAAGTCTTGGGAAATGTTTTGGAGAAAATTAAACCGACAGGGCGAAGAAAGTAGGTGCGTGATGAGCAAACAGGGGATTTTTGATAAGTTGCTTGCCCAAACGGAAATCTGTGCAGGTGTTGGCCGTAAAGACATTCTGGGTGAGAGCCGGCTGAAAAATATCGTTGCCGCCCGCAAGATATTCTGGGTGGCGCTAAGAATGGCGGGTTTTACACTCACCGCTATCGGCAACCGGGTCGGGCGGGAACATTCAACCGTTGCGAGGGAAACAAAATTTGCCCCCGCCAATTTGAAAGACAAGGCCGCCGCCTGTTGCCTGTTGTGCGGAGAGCGCCGGCAATATGAGTTTCACAAACAAATTATCCGGAGGGTTCCGGATTACAAAAACAACTGCACAAAGTGGGTGGAGGGGGCTTAAACAATGACGGATGAGGCAAAAACGGAACTGGCAAAATGCCGCCGCAAAGGCTGGCTTGATTTTGGCGACAAGACATACAGCGCCGATGACAGAATGCACGCCGGGGAAAAGCTGGCGGCAGATTTTTTCGAGGCCGGTTTTGCTTTAACCCTGGCGCTGGACTACGCCAAGCCGAGGGTAGACAACAGCCGCCGCTCTGATTTGCCAGAACGGGTTTATGATGCTCAGAACAGATATCTGCGGGCAATGGCTTGTCTGACATCCGGACAGGCTTTCACCGTCCGTACTATTTGCTGTATGGACAAGGCGGTGAAAATTCCTTTCATCCACAAGGCACAGTACGTTCATGAACTCGAGCTGATGAAGCACGAGCTGTGCGGGGGGCTGGACAGGCTGTGCGCGCACTACTGGGGCAAGCCGTCGGCATCGGACCGGCGGAAGATAGCCGGTTTTTCTACCGTAAACTTCTGGGACGGGTTCGATGATTGTTATTAAAAATCAAGCCCACCGGTCAATCCGGCAGGCTTCTGTTGTACTCGTAAAACAAAACGGCGGCTTTCTTCAGCGCTTCTTTCAGCTGCTCTTTTGTCGCCGGATCTATCGTTTGTATGATGTTAACATATTCCGGCGTTTCCTCCCCGGCTATGGCGTCGAGAGAATACGACATAAAAGGAAATTCTCTATTCCCGACGACGGCGATAAATCGGGGATAATGAAGACGGATAATATATTCCCCTCCCGCTCCGAATTCGTCGCCAAAAACATATTCCGGGATGAATTTATAAAACCCCGGGTCATCCATGCTTACCCCCTGCGAAATGTACTGCATCACTTTTTGCGCGACGCCTGAAGGGGTGCTGTCCCCGGCTTCCCACATTCTCACGGTGCGCCCGTGGTTGTCGTTTTCCGTATTGAGCCCGACGACAGCGCCAAAGCCCCGGGCGGAAAGCCCGAGTTCTTTGCGCAGTTTTTTGACGTTTTCCGGCTTTGAAAAGTCAAAGCTTTTTTCATCCTCTTCCATCATATTCACCATTAAAATTTTGCCAAAAATTCTTCAACAGTCATTTCGCCGTATTTTTCAACAAATGCGGTAACGGTTGCGTTGCGTTCGTCGAGCGCTTTTTTTGCGCGAGCGGTGTCAACCGCTTCACCCATGCCGGCATAGTGCAGGCAGGCGGTGGCGTCGCGGTACTTTTGCGCGTCTGCTCCGGCCAGCTGGCGGATAAGGCCGCAGCCGTTTCCGGTAGTGGGAAGGTTTTTGATTAAAGTTTTCAGCGTTGATTTTTTCATTTTCTTTCTCCTTAAATGGCGGGGCGCTGCCCCTGTGGTTTGTTTATACCTGTAGTGTAGGTAATTATTTCCTACCCGTCAACACTTTTTTCAAAAAATATCATTTTTTATAAAATTATGCAAAAACAATGGGTTATATAATGTAAAAAAAGTACTTGACAACTTTTCGAAAAGTTGGTACAAATATTGTCATACTGGATAATAGGCTCTAAAAAAGACTAACACCAGTTAAAAGCCGGATAGCGTGAACTGCTTTCCGGTTTTTTTATGACCAAAACCAACCCCTGGTTATGGTCGCCGCAACTTTCTCCGGAGTCGCGGCTCTTCTTTTTTCTGCCGGTTTTTTCATTTTCCGGCAGTTTGCCCGCCTGGCCGCCTTTATACCTCCTTCAGCGGCGGCGGGCTCCTCCCGCTGCTTTTATGGCAGCGCCCCGAGGCATGGGCTGTTATAAAAACGCTCCTATTTGTTGATTACGCAAAAGCTCATCGCCCTGGGTTTTTATAAAGCACGAGATATGTACGACAATTTGATTAAAAATAACCGTTTAACGCCGGATGAACGCCGGAAAAATGCGCGAAAAGCGGGAAAAGCAAGTGGCAAAGCCCGTCGCGAAAGAAAGGAACTTAAAAAAGAGCTCCTTTTGCTCTTGAAAAGCGGTGATATTCAGGAAAAAATCTGCACCGCGCTTATAGAAAAAGCGCAAAGCGGCGATGTTAAGGCTTTTGAAGTCATCCGGGACACAATCGGGGAAAAGCCGGTTGATAAGCTGGCGCACACAGACAGCGAAGGTAAAGACATAGCCCCCGCCGTCGTATCAAACTCCGAGCTGTTGGCTATTATGGAGAGACGAATTGAACGAATCGATGCGCCAAAATCTTCAGACTGATTTTTATCTGTTTTATCTTTACATTAACGAAGATTTGCGCGGCGCCGACGGTTTCCGCACCGGTAAATGGGAAGAAGAGCTGTGCGACTTCTTTCAATACCGACTGTATTATAAATTTCTAAAAGGTGAGCGTCCTATTGCCACCTGCGAAGAGCCGGTACAGCATGGCAAAAGCACAAAGCTGCGTATATTCACCGCGTGGCTGATAGGGCGGCACGGTGATTTGAAGTTTAACTTCTACACAAGCTCTGACGACCTGCGCGACAAAACGCAGGCGGAGGTTTTGAACATTTTGCAGGGGGCACGTTATAAGTCGGTATTTGGCAACGTGATAAAGAAAGCCAATGCCTCAACCGTCTGGTTTAAGAAAGGCGGACAGATCGATTACAGGCTTATGGGTGAGGGAAATACCGGTTATCCGTCCCACATCTCAATTATTGACGATCCGTACAGAAACGCTGAGGATGCTCTGTCGCCCACTATCCGCGCCAAGGTAGAGAACCGGTTCCGCGGCGATATTATGAGCCGCCGGCAAAACAACACGATGGTTCTGGTGCTGCATTCCCGCTGGCATACTCAGGATCTGATCGGAATGCTTAAAACAGATCCTTATTTTAAGGATAAAATCATATCAAGCCGACATCCGGCGATAGATAAAAATGGCAACGCTCTTTTCCCGGAGTTCCGCAGCATTGATTTTTTGCGGGAACAGGAGAAAGCGCTCGGGTCTGCAAATTTTGCGGCGTTATATCAGCAGGAGCCGATTATTGAAGGCGGCAATCTGATAAAGACAAGCCAGATGCAGCGCTATGATATATGTCCGGCGCAGTTTGACAGCCTGTTTATCGTTGCCGATACGGCTTTTTCGGAAAAAAAATCCGCTGACAATTCGGCGTTCGGACTTTTCGGAACAAAAGGCAAAGACCTTTATATGTTGGACGGCTACTCGAAAAAAGTCATCTTCCCGGATTTAAGGCGGGATTTGAAGAGCTTTTTTGAGAAAGCCAAAACATATGCGAGCAGTCCGTTTTCCGCAATTTACATTGAAAACAAAGGTTCCGGCATATCTCTGATCCAGCAGTTGCGAGAAGAAGGCCTGCCGATAAGAGAGCTGCAGCCGACTGTTCACAATGCGGAACTGAAGAAAGACCAGGTTGCCGATAAGTATTTGAGATTTAACGAGGTGGCCGCCGATTTGGAAAGCGGCTATTTTCATATCCCGGCATCCGCACCGTGGCTGCTTGAGTTCTTGAGCGAGTGTGAGGCTTTTACCGGGGGCAAACAGGACGCGCACGACGACTATTGCGATGTTCTGATCTATGCTTTGAAAATCAGGCGCAAAGCTCAAACTCCTGACTGGGGCGAGCTGATGCGCATAATGGGGTAGATTTATGTTTCGTTTTTTCAAAAGAAAACAGGAAAAAAAAGCGGCCGACAATTTCGCTCTTCTTGCCAATATGTTAAAAGAAGAACAGGCGGCATCCATATCCGAGCCGTGGACATTGGCAAAAGCACGCCTTGAGGGCGGCGCGAAAGACGCCGGAGCCGGTAAAGGGCTGAGGATGTATAATGCCCACTTGTCCCGGCTGCAAAATCAATGGATCAACCCCTTGCAGTCGGTCAATTCCGGTTACGGCACCGCGCACGCATCATTGTTTTTGTATCAGCCGGTTAACTATTATGAGTGCTACTCACTGGCGCAAGATCCGTTGTTTGCCAAGGTTTTTAACGTTTTGAGCGAAACTCCGTTTGCCAAAGGCGGGGAGTTGTCGAATCTGTCGGCAGAGGAAAAAGACAGAGCAGAAGAAGCGGCTTCCCGTTTTGACCTGTGGCAGCATCTTCGCGCCGCTGTCCGGTCAAATTATGTAACCGGCGGTTGCCTGCTTTATATGGACTTCGGGCTTTCGGGGCGGGAATTGGAAGAACCGCTTGACTTAAACCGGATGGATATGAAGCGTTTCCGCGGTTTTCGCCACATAGACCCGATCAACTGCGTTGCCGTGCAGGTTAACACGGTTAATCCGGCGGCCGGAGACTATATGCAGCCTTCAATTTGGTACGTCATCGGTCTGGGGGCGGTTCATAGAAGCCATTTTCTTAAGTTTGAAGCGAACATCCCGGAATTGCCGATGCGTCCGCTGACGTTGTATTTCGGTATGCCGTTGACGCAGCTCATCAAGCAGGATGTCGCCAACTCAAATTTGGCAAGTCAGGGTCTGGCAAACCTGATGAACCGTTTTCGCTTTACCTACCTGAAGGCGGATGAGAGTTCTTTTACGACCGAAAACGCCAAATGCTTTAAGGACAGGCTGAATTTTATGTCGTTTGTGCAGGACAACTTCGGTGTTTGTCCGATCAAGACGACGGAAGACGTTATGCAGCTGACAACCAGCCTTGCCGGTATGGCGGAAAACGTCGAAGAATTCTATTTGCTGATTTCCGCCAAAACGGATATTCCTTATACGGAGCTGATGGGCAAATCGGCCGAAGGTATGAACGCTACCGGTTCGGGCGACCGCCGCAAATGGTATGACAAATGCCGCAGCATTCAGGAATCAGTAAAAAATAATCTGCTGTTTATGTATGGCATTGTTGCCGGGGTTGACAGCGGGAAGTTTGTCAAATTTACGGACTTCACCTTTAACCCGTTGGAAGAGGCAACGGAAAAAGAGCTTGCGGAAAATATCAAGTCGTATGCCGAGGTAGCGAGTGCGCTTGTCAACCTTGGAGCAAAGCAGGATGAAGTCTTTGAGTGGTTAAAACAGTTTAAGCAGTTTAACCTTGACGGTTTGTCGTTTGATACCGAAACGGAAGGTCTCGGCGGCTATGAGGACATCACGCCGCAGGTTATGTCAGAGTTTCAGGCAATGAACTGGGTTGACAATCCGAAGTCGTGGATAACGATGAAGTCGCAGCCGGTTCCGTTGGCAGAAGGCGACACCCCCCGTGATGCGGCAAAACGGTTTTTGGAAGAAAAGGGGCGTACGTTCAAAGAGCGTGACGGTGGAGAAAAGACTGAGGAACCAAGAGAGGAAAAAATCCCCGATATTTCTCAGTACTCTAAAAAGGATTTGCAAAGATTAAAAGACAGAAACTTTGAATTATACCAAAAAGTTGTGGAAAAAGCGGCGAGGGATTCTCGCGAAGGGGACGAACGTTTTGCAAAAGGCGGTTTTGAACTTGTTAAAGAAACGACAAAAGCTTACCAGCTCCAAAAGTCCGGGAAAACGTTTTGGATTCAAAAACGTTGGCTCAAAGAAGACGGAAGCCTGACCCCTGCGGGCCAACAGGCTTTTGAGGAGGCAAAAACCGACGAAGAGAAAAAGCAGGCCAAAGAAGAATATATCAAGCGGAGAAAAGAGGGCGTCAAGCGTCCGGCAAAAGCGGATTGGGAATCCGACAAAGCTTATGGCTATGATATAAATCTTGATTTTTACGACATCGAGAAGGACATAAGGCACCGGATTTTCATTCCCAAGTCCGTTATCCAGCCGAACGGAAATATTCCGACGTGGCTTATGGAGAAGAAACTTGAGGAAATAGAAGAGAAATATCCGCATTCAAAATACGGGGGCTTCTCAATAGACCGGCATCCGTTTGAGGATTATTCTTTTGGCTTTAAGGATTGGAGCCGGCTCGGGCCGAGTGAAGATAGTGAAGAGCCGCCATCAGATAATAAAGCGCAAAATTCCGCGTCAATGGTTGTTTATTCCGTCCAAAATAACATCCTTTGTAAATCCTGTGACAACGGGGAAACGTGGGAAAATTGTGAGGAGTCCGGTTTATGAATAAACAGAACGCGCGGGCAAGAGCGGCGGGCGGGTTCAAAGTGATGGATGACATTGCCAAAAACAAGCACGCCGATTTTTACTATCGCAAAGCGATTGAGGCGGAGACGGAAAAAATGCTCTCCGCCTTATTTGCGAGCCTGGAAGACGTCTACACCACCGTTCGTATGGAAAATGCCGCTCCTCAGGGGAAAAAGCCGACTGTGCGCAATGTGGAAAAGCTGATTGCTTGGTATAAAGGGGAATATCTCGGGCGTTTTTTGCGCAATGCCGAGAAGATTGTACAAAAATTTGTACGTCTTGTTAAGCGCGGTGCAAAATCTTCCCTTGCGCGGGTTATGCGCGAGATGTACGGCGACAGTTTTACCCTTAATTTTGACAGCAAAGAGGTTGAAGAAACCATTCGGCTGATTATCCGCCGCAATATCGGGTTAATCCAGAACACGACGCTTCAGACCTTAAACAATGTTGAAAATATCGTATATGACGGGATGACAACGGGGCAGCGCTGGGAAACGGTTGCCAAAGACCTTAAAACTCAGACCCACATTGCCAAAGACCGGATAAAGAGGATTGCCCGCGACCAGACGGCAAAAGCGAATGCGGCGTTTAACGAGCAAGCGCAGGCTGCTGCGGGAGTAAAGTTCTTTATGTGGTCAACCGCGCATGACGAACGTGTATCAACCGGCAAAGGCGGGCACAAACAGCTTGACGGCAAGATTTACAAATGGGGCGATTCCGAGCATTATCCGGTGATTGATGCCTACGGGCACCGTGGTCTTCCGGCAGAACGGCCGAACTGCCGCTGTATTGCGCGTTCAATTCTTGTTGCACCCGATTATGAGGCTAAGAGACTTTCTGACGGCTCATATGAAATAATCAAAGGCAGAATTTAATGGTACATCTTTTGACTTACACAACCCGCCTCAGCAATGAGAGCGGGCACCGGCATATAGATGAAAACGGGTATCTCTTCGTTGACGAAAGCCCGATTTTGCGGTCAGGGATACTTGAATATCTGGGCAAAGAGCTGATAGATGGCGGCAGTCCGGATGTTGACGGAGAAGAGATAGACCCGGACAAGATTTATAAGGTTTACATTTCTCCCATTGAGCTGGCCAAGGGGGCAGAGAGTTTCAAGCTTCTGCCTCTGGTCAACGGGCATGAATGGCTTGGCATGGACGGCGAAGACGCCAAAGGCCGGCAGGAAGGCTCAACGGGAGAACGCGCGGAAATCAAGGGGGATAAGCTTTTTGTCCCCCTTAAATTTACCGGCGACGGAATTCTTGCCGACTTAAAAGACGGCAAAGAAGAGCTATCGGCGAGCTATACCAATAAATTGAGCAAATCTGGGGTATCTGATTATGATTTCATAGCTTCCGATATTAAGGGCAATCACATAGCCCTCGTGGAACGGGGTCGGTGCGGCTCCGATGTGAGAGTGTTAAATAACAAAATGGAGAAATCACAAATGAAGTCTAAAAACGAAATGAAACTCGTTATTGACGGCAAGGAGATTGACCTCGGCAAATTTTTCGAGCAGGAAGCCGGAGAAGAAGCCCGCGAGGGCACTGGCGCAATCACTGAAAGCGATAACGATTCTGTCGACAAAAGAAAGCTGATTGATGAAGTCGGCGGCATTTTGAAAGGAAAAGTCGACGAGGAACTCTGGCGCACCGTTATCGGCAAGCTGGAAAAGCTGGCCTACGACGGATCGGAAACATCCGAAAGCGACAATGAAGAACCGGAAAAACCGGAAGATCCTGCAATGGAAAACGAAGACGGCGAAGTGCTTAAAGGCGGAGAACACGCCTGTAAAGCGGCAAATTCCTTTGAGAAGATCTACACCAAGCTGTCAAACGCCTGGGCAAAAAAGGAAAAAGACAGAAACGCCGGCCTGAAGCGTGCTTACAATGCGGCGAGTGCGGTTATCGGCGAGTTTAATCCGTTCGGTTTAACCGAGCGCGAAATGCTGGTCAAGGCTCTCAATCATCAGGGAATTGACACCGATAAGGAGAGCGTTCCCGAACTGTATGCCATGTTAAAAGTCTGCAACTCGCAGACTAAGGTGGACAACGGTTTTGATTATGGCACCGGTGGTTCCGATGAAATTGAAATCAACATTTAAGAGGAAAAAGAAATGCAGAGTCAAGTATATATCAATCAGGCCTTAGGTCAGCCGGGAACGATCTCCCGTGAGAATCCGTGCGACAAGATTCCGGTTGTGGCAGAAGGCAGCGCGGTTGTAGCCGGCGGGTTTGTTTTTGAAGGTACTGACCCGGAAATTCAGGTTATCGGCTGCAGCGCAGATACAGCTTCCAAAACGGCGGCCGATATTGCCGGCGTTGCCGTGCTGGAAGGTTTTCAGCTGGCGCTCGGCAATGTTACCGGGATGACCATTAACGAAAGACACGAACTGGCAAAAGTCCGCAAAGGTTATGTGTATGTTGTATCAAATACGGCGTCCGTCCACGATCAGAACGTTATCGTTAACCCGTCGACCGGTGTTATCGAAACCCAGAACATAACCTATACCACGACCGTTTCCGGAAGTTCTTTGAAAACCACAAGCAACATCAAATCCGGCTTTATTGATACCGGCTGGCTTGTGGAAACCGGGGGCGCTGCCGGTCAGGTTTGCGAAATCTATAAAATTTAATGAGGAAAACCATGAGTAAATATAAAGTCAACAACGGCGTGTCCATCAACCACGCCAGCAACCGGGATTTCTTAAAGGCGATGATGAAAAAAGGCATTATCGGCGTTGACAATGCCGCCGCTCCGGTAATCACTGCGCCTAACATCAACGCTCCCCTCGGTGCGCTTAACTACATTCGCCCGCAGGCGATTGAGATTCTGACCGCGCCGCGTGTGTCTGACGAGCTGGCCTCGCCGCAGAAAAACGGTACCTGGGGCGATGAATCGGTAACTATCAAGCTGAAAGAATATAAAGGTGCCACCCGTCCCGATGACGGACTGACCTCTGACGGTTTGCAGCAGAAGACAAACTATAGACCGGAGCTTCGCGGTATCTATTACTATACTACGGGCTGGATGTCGAACGACAGACAGGAAGCCGCTTCCGGCGCTTTTGCGGAAAACTATCGTGCAGATCAGGCGGAAGGCGCTATGCGCACCATGGCGATTGACCGCAACAACTTCTTCTTTTCCGGCGTTTCCTACAAAGGTTTGACCGTTTCGGTCTACGGGCTTTTGAACGAACCGAGCCTGCCGGTTTATGAAACCGTTTCCAACAACGCGGAAGGCAATTCGACCTACTGGCCTAATAAGGCTCCGGAAGAAATTTTCAACGATATTGTGGCCGGTGTCAACCAGTTGTATGTCCAGTCCAACGGTATTGTACAAGATGAGCTGAAAAACGGCGAAATCATTTTGGCTGTTGCCACCGGTTCTCTCGGCAACCTTGACCGTGCTAACGTTTATGGCAAGACTGCACGGGCAATGCTGAAGGAAACCTACGGCGAGAAACTGAAGATTGTTGCCGTTCCGCAGTTTAACAATGCCGACAGCAATTCGGACGTCTTCTATATCATCTTCAACATGGGCGGCAGCATTGCAACGCTGCTGAACTCCTATGTTGAGATGGCAAAAGCTTATCCGATCTTCCAGAAGGACAGCGTTGTTTCGCAGAAGATCAGCGCGGCCACTTCCGGCTGTATTGTCCAGTATCCGTGGGCGGTTGTTCGTTATAACGGCATCGGCAAAACGGTTATTGCTGCTTAAAAACAGGGAGGGCAAACCCCTCCCTTAACTTTTAAGGAGAAAAGAAAATGATGACGATTGTAAAAATGGGCACCAATCCGTCGGGGTTTCGTTTGTCTGGCGGAAAGTTCATAAATTTGAATGTTTTTCCAGCGGTAAACGATTTGGAAGACGGCGATTTTGAACTGCTGATGAAAGAATATGGTCATTTTATCAAAGAACGCACCTATTCCGACAAAAACCTGACCGGTTGCTTTGTGATCCACGAAAAACGCGACTATGCTTCGGAAGCGGCGGAAGAAAACGGCGGGGAGAACAAAGACGGTTCCGCGCCGATAGAAGTTCCCGTGCCGATAGAAGCTGCGGAAGGAAACAAGGGTAAAAGAAAAGGCAAAGAGAAATGATAATCACCGTTGACAATGACACGTTTCGCAAATGGTTTCCTTATTTCAAAGATGCCGCTGACGAGAGCATACAGGCATCTTATGAGGGCGCAGGCAGTCTGATAGCGCTTGAAACCGGTGTTATCTGCCTGAGCGCAAAAAGCCAGATGCGTGGCGTGTATCTGGCAACGGCTCATTTGCTTTATCTTTCAATGAATCCGGACAAGGCGGCGTCGGCCAACCTGTCGAGTGCGTCTGAGGGCAGCGTTTCAGCATCGTTTCAGCTTTATTCCGACCCGTGGCGGCGATATTTGAGCCTGTCGCCTTATGGGACAGAGCTTTTGGCGTTGTTGTCGACGGTTCAGCCGCCGTTGCCCGAAAAACCGATTAATGTTTTACCTTATTATAATTCGGTAGGTTTCAGATGATTAAAATAAAAACCGATTTCCGGGCTGTCAATCGTATGCTGAAAGGCTTGAAAAAAGAGCTCGGTAAAGGCAAAAACGGTGCCAAAGCCGGTTATGTGAAGGGGCAGCCGAGAAAACCGGGCGACGGTGAAACATCCGCCCCGGCAACAATGGACGAAGTCGCGCTTTTTAACGAGTTTGGCACGGCAACTATCCCGCCGCGTCCGTTTTTACGAAACGCGCAGAAAAAAGCGGCCGAGAGGGGCGGGGAGATTGTTCAGTCCGGCCTTAACGCCGGTTTGTCGATGGGCGCGATTATGAAGAACGTCGCTGAGGGTTTGCAAGATTTGATTGTTGAAAGTATTGAAGACAACATTCCGCCGCCGAATGCCGAATCGACGGTTGCCAAAAAAGGCAGCTCGCATACGTTAATTGATACCAGCCAGCTGCGTGCGTCAGTTCGGCGGGCGTCGATTGTCGACGGTAAAGAAAAGATGTTGGGAGAAAATTAAAAATGTCCTTAAACCTGCACAACATCGTCGGCGAGGCGTTGACGGTCGTCAACGACTGGCAGGATTTGGTGTTTACCAAAACTACGGTTGAGTGGCTGCCGTCTTCGCGTGAACCGGTCAAAACGCAAACCAAAATGACGGTGCGCGGCAAAATTCAGCCGGCAAGCCTTCAGGAGCTGCGGGAAACCGGTTTTAATTTGCAGGAATACCAGTATTTCAAAGTCTTTATTACCGGCGATCCGACGCAGCTGGACAGGCTCCGTCAGTTCGGTTCTGATACTTTTACATGCCAAGGATATAGCTATCAAATTGTTGCCAAAGAGGCATGGGACGATGCCGGCTGGCGTGAGGCTTACGCTTACCGGGTGGATTATGAGGGAGAAAATGACGGAAACGCAAATTTATGATTACCTGCAAAGCCTGATGCCAAGTTTGCAGTTCGTCAATCCTTATACGGATTCCGTACCGCTGCCAAAAAAAGGCGATTTTGCCACTTTTAATATCTTAAGTGTTGAGGACAGAGGCTGGAGCCAAGACCGGCAGACGGGATATGACGCGGAAACGGGAACGGTCGGGGTTGCCTGGGACGTGCAGCGGATTTACCGGGTGCAGATTGACTTTTACGGGGAAAACGCTTTTTACAACGCGACCGTGTTCAAACAGACGCTTCAGGTCAATCTGGCGCAGAAATACGGGCCGGCGGACTTAAAACAGCTTTCTCCCATCCGCAACCTAAGCTTTTTGCAGGAAAACAAACAATGGCTAAGGCGATACAATTTTGACGCCGAGGTCTTTATAGTCGATACGGTGGAGCAAACTTCGCCGGTTATTGAAACCGCCACGGTCAAAATCGTAAACCGCGGCAATAACGCTTAACAAAAGGAAGAAAAAGAATGAGTTTACCTTTTTATAAATTTGTACCGATTACCGGCTCGGTTGTTGCGCCTGCGTTTACGACCGAAAAAAAGCACGCTCTTTTGGCGACAACCAACTCGCTGATTTCAAGCGGCGACAAATATCTGGTCTATTCCGGCATGTCGGCATTAACTAACTTTGCCGCCGAACTTGGTTCTGAAGGTGCAGATTATCAGTTTGCGCAAAAGTATTTCGGCTTTCTTTCAAAATCAGGTTACGGCGTACAGAAACTTCTGGTTGCCCGCTGGTATAAAGAAGCGGCGGCGGCTTTTATTAAAGGTTCCAAGCCCGAACCGGTGGCAACCTTAAAAGCCGTCAGCAACGGCTCTTTCGGTATTACACTTGACAATCAGCAGTTTGAGGTAGTTGTCGATTTCAGTTCAATCACCAGCTATTCTGACGCCGCTACTGTCATTCAGACCGCTATTCGAGCCAATTCCGGCGGCGGCGAGGCCTATACGGCGGCAACTGTTGACTACAACACAACGGTCAATGCCTTTATTATCAATTCCGGCTCAACCGGGCAACAGTCTAGCGTCGGAACGGTAACGGCCGGAATAACCGGCACGGACGTCAGCGCGATGCTGGGGCTTTCCGGTGCGATATTGTCGCAAGGAGCTAACGCGGAAACTTTCGCCGAGTTCTGCGACCGTATGTTACAGGCCAACAGCGGGGCTTTTTCCGTTACCACCAACGAGGAACTGGACGAAGACAGCATCACCGCTGCGGTTGCCTGGCTGCAGGGCGTCTTGGGCGGAGAACAGACGATTTATACGTTGAACCGTCTTGTTTTCAACATTTCCGATCTGGAAACGGCCAAAGCGCTGCAATCTTCTCTTTCCTCGTTGTCCTATACCGGCTATGTTGTTTGCTATGATCCGAACAATGAGCTTGTACATGCGCTTGACTGCGCTATCTGCGCGGCGATTGATTTTAATGTGGCAAACGGGGCAATCAACTTCAATTTCCAACCGGCAACCGGCTATACGCCGATTACAACGTTGGGAACGGTTATTGATTATCAGCAGGGCAAAACCAACATGAGTCTTGCCGAAGAACTGGACAGCCTTTGCATTTCCTATATCTATTCGGTCGGGTTTGGTGATCAGGAGCAGGTTCTTTACGGCATGGGTTTAATGCAAGGTGATTTTGGAACTGAGGACGTACAGGTCAATGAAAGCTGGCTTGAAAATGACCTGCAAACCCGTATCATGAACGGCTTTATCAGTCTTGAAAAGCTTAAATTGCAGGGAACGGATGCCCGCGACTTCATGGCCTCGATCATTGCGCCGTCTTTTGAGCAGGGGCAGACAAACGGGGCTATTGCCTATAACGGAACGTTGAGCGACACCGACCGCAACAGCATTGTTACGGCAACCGGCAATTCGGCGGCGGCAGATTCCGTTGCGGACAACGGTTATTATTACCAGATTCAGGAACTGACAGCGGAAGACATTGCCGCGCACCGGGTTCGCATTCTGGCCTGCTATCTCTGCGGCGGGGTGGTTAACAAAGTGGTAATTACCAACAGAATTTACGGAGCGTAAAAACATGACAGATATTTCAACCAACAAAGTCGGTTTTAAGAACTTAACTTATACGTTAACTGCGCTGCCTCTGGTTCCTTATATTAAACTTGAGGGGTTCGGTGCGGAAGGCGTACAGTGGGAACGTCCGCAGCCGGCGGTCGCCCGTCTGGGAGCGGATGCCAAAGGCGTCGTCAACCAAAAGGCGGTGATGTATGTTTGCACCATATCTCTGCTGCCGACGTCAAACTCAAGGCTGGCGCTTGACAACCTGATCAATTTGACAACTCCAAAGTACGGCAAGGATTTGTCCGATTATACGGTAGTTATGACGGTAACCAACAACACCACCGGAACCAAAACGGTCTATACCGGCGGCACCATCACCGAGGTGGACGGCGGCGACAACGCCAATTTGGACGACGGTCAGCAGGACAAAACCTATCAGTTCACCTTCTTTGACCGGGTAATTATGCCGGCCTAGGAAAAAGGAGTTGCCAAGCAATCCTCGACAACTCCCTTGTTCTCGTCTATCGTTTAACAGACAAGAAGATTCGGATTTTCCGAATGATAATAATAAATTTTATTATCATGACTTTCCTTTCAGCCCTTACGGGCGGTTGGAAAGGGGAAAACCCAAAACCTATTGACATTTTATGTAAAATAGGTTACCTTTAACTCATGAAGTGGTTAAAAGTGGGTTTAACCCCTTTCTGAGTTAACAAAACATCCAGTGCTGCAACACTGGATGTTTTTCTTATATAATATACATTTTTTACAGTCAAGCTCTGCCGGCAATCGTCGGCGGGGCTTTTTTTCGGAGTTTTCAATGGAAACAATAAAAAAAATAACTATCAAAGATTTGGACGGGCAAAAGCTGACGTTTTCCGTCCGCCTTTTTGACGCGCTTGACGGTATTGATTTTGTCGACCGCTATGTCAGTTCCAAAGATAAATCAATCAAACCTTTTTTGGCAGATCTGCTTCCGTTGGCGACGCTTTTGGATGCGAGCGGGCAAAATGCCGTTGACACAATGAGCCTGGAAAAAGTCAACACTTATTTTCAAAATCCGTTGGCGGTTATTGAGTTGGGGCTTGCCATTTTGGAGCATCAAAAGGTTTTTATGAAAGAATCCGAAGTCTTCCGGCCGTTTCTCGCCATTCTCGAAAAGAAGTCGGCTTTTCCGATTTCGGATTCTCAAATTGCATAGGGAATATCTTAAAACCGGAAGTTTCAATAACCGAGTTAAAACAGATGGACTTAGGCGACCTGTATCTTGCCAATCTGGCCGCTTATGTCCGCGCACAAAACGAAATTGCCGCCTGTAACCGGGCAAAGGATAAAGCAAAATGATTGTCATTTCCATCAGCACGGCCGCGCGTCTGATCAAAATTGACACGCGCTTTGCCACGTTCAACGAATGGAAAGAGGAAAACCACCCGCGTGACGGAGAGGGCAAGTTTGCATCAACCGGGGGCGGCAAAGCGAGCAAGAAAGAAGTTGCAAAAGTTGTCAAAAAAGGTAAAATTAAAAAAATACCCCGTCAGGGGATAAATCTTTCAAAACAAGAGTATGGCCTTTTACATCATTCTTTGAACGAATATGTATCTAATCATCAAGAAAAAATAGGGTCAATTATTACTTGGGAAGCGGATAATTATCTTTATACTGTTTTAATAGAGGACTATAATGAATACGTTCCACTTTTTAAAAAGGAAATTGATTGAATGATAAGCGAGAAATTAAAGAAGCAACTTCAAGAGGTTCACGCAAGAGAACAGGATTCTTTTCACACGGAAGAGCAATTTATTCGAGCTGTTTTTGCCGGTTGTGATACGGATGAAAAAAAACAAAAACTGTCCGGTATATTGGAAAAATGGGAGCTAACCGACAGTGATGTTTTGCTGGCCTCTTTGGATATATCCGAAGGTCTAGAACCAGAGATTGAAGAAGTTTCTTGATTTTTGTGAAAAATATGTATATTTTTTATATGAAAGGTTGTTAACACTTTATTAACATTTGGTTGATTTTTTTTGTTTTTTATGTATAATATACATAAAAAAGAGGGGAAGCATGTTTTCATCAAATAAAATATTGCAAGAAGTTTCTTATCTGCTGTCATTAAACGGCAATAGAATGAATTTGCTTAAACTGATGAAAGAACTTTATCTGATTGATCGCCTTTCTATTGAAGAAAGGGAATCGTCTGTTTCAGGTGATGTATTTTTCAGCATGAAGCATGGCCCGGTATTAAGCCAGACCCTTAATATGTGCTATGATTTACCGAATAATGAATGGGGTGAATATTTAGATCAGATCACAGCTCCGTTTTATCCTGATATTGCAGTAAAAAAGACAATAGAAACCGGTCTTTTGAGTGCGAAAGAAAAGGAATATATTGAAAAAGTTTCTGCTCAGTTTATGAACTATAGTCCTCGGCAATTAGAAGACTATACTCATAAGTTACCAGAGTGGGCTCCCTTAACATCAGGTAGAAAAAAAATAAGGTTTTCTGATATTATGCGAGCACTGGGAAGAAGTGAAAAAGAAATAGCCGAAGCCAAAGCAGAATACGAAGCGTTTAATTCTTTTTGTGAGTAGGCAGCTAAATGGATTACAAAGGTTATTGTCTTTGGGCTTCGGATGTTCCTGCTATAGGAGTTCCTCATTATGTTATTGTTTCTTCGGGAAGGGATGATGACGACAATTATTTAATTGTAGCAATATCTTCAATAAAATATAAGCCGGATGGGACGCCGCGTTATTTTGATGAATCTTGTGTGATAAATGTTGATGATTTGAAAGATGAAAACGGTAATAATATCTTAAATAAGCCGTCTTTTGCCCGTTATCAGTATTCATGTGTAAAAAGCGGTAAAGAACTGTTGCAAAAACAAATAAGCCGTGGCTATTCTTGCAAATGTAAAGTAAGCGAGGAATTGCTGAGGCGTATCCAAAAAGGCGCCATGATTTCAAAAGATTTGCCTGACGACTATAAAAGGTTTTTTGCTTACTTTTAACAGCTTGAACTTTTTAGTATAATCAGCCTTCAAGTTTTTCCCTTGGGGGCTTTTTTAATGGAAAAATAAAATGAGTATGTTTTCTGATGCCATTATCAACATTTGGCTGAACGTTGGAGATGCCAAAAAACAGCTTGACGGGCTGCAGGGGGCTTTTGCCAAAACCGCGGACAAGATCCAGAACAATTTTATTGCCAAGCTGGGCGGGCTGGCTCTGGGCGGCGTCGGCATCAAAGGTTTGACCAATGTTTATAACGAGGCCTTAAAAATCCAAAATCTGGCCGAGAGCTGGAATTTGCCGGTTGAGAAAGTAAGCGCTTTTACCAATGCTTTTTCGCTTTTGGGCGGCAGTACGGACGACGCTTTGAATACTGTAAACAGTTTGCAACAGGCAGCTAATCAACTTAGTTTTCACTCTAGCGGACCATTTCGTGAACTTTCTGCGGTTATTCGCCAAAATCTCTTCAAAAAAGATTATCAGGGGGCGATAGAAGCTATACGTCGGGAATACTCACGTTTGAGTAAAGAGCCGGGACGTAATGGGCAAAAAGAACTCCTGAATATGCTGGGCATTGACAACCTGCCGTTTATGCGGATGTTGAAACTGACGGACGCCGAATACGCCGAAATCAACAAAAAAGCGCAGGAGTTCGGCGTTTTGACGGAGAAAGCATCCGAAGCCCTCAGGGGCATGGAAATCTCCCTTGCCACTATCAGTCAGGCTTTTCAGGCGATTGCTTATCCGGTTTTGGAAAAGCTGGCGCCGGTTTTGGATAAAATCAGCGCCGGGATGGAGCGTGTCGCCTTTCTTTCACCGGAGGTTAAAACCGGCATTGTCGGCATTTTGGGTGCGGTAACGCTGCTTTCGCCGGCCTTAAGAACCGCAGGCTTTTTGTTCGGTTCGGTTTTCTCGTTTTCAACGGTAGGCATTACGGCCGCCGCCGGTGCGGCTTATCTCCTGTGGCAAAACTGGGATAAGGTCAGTCAGGCTTTTAAGGATTATCTGTCGGAAAGCCCGCGGCTGAAAGATGCTTTGGATGCTATCAGTACAGCATTTAGAGGAATCGGCAATGCTATAAAATGGTTGATTGAAAATTTTAATCCCTCGGATTTCTTGAAAAGTCTTGAAAAATCTTTATGGCCTGTATCGTTGATTATCAAGGGGAGTAATGCTCTTGGAAAGGTTATAGATACATCTATGGATGCGTTGGAAGCGTCTGGTGGCGCTCTTGCCGGGTTTGTTTCCGGTGAGGGAATTATGGAAGGTGCCCGCATAGGTATGAGTCATGATGCCCCCAACTATCAGCCGAGTTTGGCACAAACAAGGATAAACAACGCCGCGACCAACGACAACAGCCGCAACGTCACGGTCTATGTCGGTTCGGCTGTTTTGCCGAATGTTTCCGATTCACGGCAGTTTGTGCGGGATATGGAGCGGATGGGGAACCGCGGGTTGCCGTCGGTGGCGCAGAACAACGCCGGAGGAGTGATGTTATAATGGAACTTAACTTTTTAAGCAGCATTACCGATAAGCTGGCTAAATCGACCTACAGTATCTATGGAACAGACGAGAAGGGCGACCGCAAGATTTATCTGGAGTTTGATTCGATTTTAGAATGTTCCTACAACGGTTCGGCCACGGTTACGCAGTATCCGGCAGAATCGGGTATAAACATAACCGATTACAAATATTCAAACCCCGATCAGATCACCTTAAAAGGCATTATATCCAAAAACGGCACTGTCGGCATCGGGGCGCTTGACATAAATTATTCCCTTTTCGGGCAGGACAAAGTCAGCCTGATTGAAACCACCCGCCAGCAGCTGAACGAACTATGCCGGCAAATGAAGAGAGTAAACATCCAGACCCGCAATTCGGGGTTGAGGACGAGCTTTACTTTGTCAAGTTTTGAAATCACGGAAACGCCGGACAATTATAATCTTCTGGAAGCGGACATGACTTTTGACGAGGTTCTTTTGTTCGGAACGGACGGAAAACTTAACCGCAGCGCCTCCGACGAAGACACGCAGGATGGCGGTATTGTCCAGACTTTGGTAACAGATGTAAAAGCATGGTGGAACTCATGACAAGAACGGCAATCAATCTGATAAACGAGCCGAACAGCAAAGTTTCGGCCAACATTACCGACGCGGCGGGAGAAATCCACACGGTCAATGTGGCGCTCCGCACCATGGCGGACGGTTCTCTGATTATGGATTTGACGATTGACGGCGAAGTGCAGTTTTACGGTCGCCGCTGTATCAATCGGATGCCGTTGATGCTCTCGCAGGTCGTCTCCGGCAATTTTTATTTCTATGACCTCTACGGCAACAGTGATCCCGAATATTCGGGATTCAACAACCGCTATCAGTTAATTTATGACACGGATTTTAATTTGCAATGAACTGGCGAACAAGGAAATTAACAGCGAGTTTGTATTATGACGGCGTTTTGAAAAACACGCTCACGGAAGAACTCGCCTTTACTTTCAATACTTCTGAGGCGGTGAGCGGCGCCTTAAACGAAGCAAACGTGGTGATAAGCGGGTTAAAAACCGACACCATGTTCAGCCTGGCGACGTCGAATACGCAATGGGTCAAAAACTGGGTGCAAAACCGTCTGGTGATTGAGGCCGGGTATGACAGCGGCAGCAAAGGCGTTGTTTTTGACGGGACGATTATGGAAGCGAGGCCGGATTTAAGTAAGGCGGATTACTCCATAACATTAAAAGCGATGTCGATGTTTTCCGAGCTGACAAAGGTTAAAAGCTATACCTACGCCGGCGATACCCCGGTCAATACGATAGCTCGGAAACTGGGGACGGACTTGGGGCTTGTTCTTGTTTCCGACATAGACGATACGGTAACCATAAGCAACTTTCTGTTGCGCGATCAAAATGCGGTCATGGGGCTGCGCGCTTTGGCGCAGGCAACCGGATTTGATATTTTTGAAAGCAAAGGGCGGTTGTATGTCAAAAAGCGGGGCGAGGGTTTGAAAAAACTGCCGCAACTCACCATTCCGCAGACAGAAATCATCGGCGTGCCGGAGCCGACCCCGACCGGCGTGATAATCACTATGCGGCTTAATTCGTCGTATCAGACGGGGCAAAAGGTAAAAGTCAATTCTTTGAAATATCCGTTGCTTAACAGCTATGATTTTTATATTTCCACTCTATCGCATGCAGGACAAACCCGCGGCAGCGAATGGATAACGCGGCTTAACTTGATGAAGGAAGGCTTAGGGTTTTATCGATGAGCAATAATATTCCGGCATACAATCCGGCGGAGCTGCAAACGGACACGGGCGTTTTGCAGCTTTTTTTGCGTCAATATCTCAACTCTTTTCTCGGCACCGTTCAGCCGGTAGAAGTGGCGGCAGTCAGTGAGGACAACGCATTTGTCGACGTTTTGCCGCTGATCAGACAGATCAATACACAGAACGAGGAAATTCCGATCACCGCGGACAACACGCTTTACAAAATTCCGGTCATGAAGTTTGAGGGCAACGGCTGCAAAATAACCTACAAACCGGCGGCAGGCGACATCGGGCTGCTGATAGCCTGCAAGTTTGACATCACCAATTTTAAGAACACAAAAGCGCAGTCAACTGTCGGCAGTTTACGGCAATTCAACTGGGCGGACGGTTTTTTCCTGCCGGTTTCTTTCAATTCTGCCGGCGACGGGCTGGTTATTTCCAATCAGCAAACAACCATTACCCTGCTGCCTGCTTCGGTCGATATCAACACGCAAACCGTCAACATCACGGCCGATACGGCAAACGTCACGGCAATGGCGGTTAAGCTTGGCGGCGAGGGCGGCAAAGGTGTGGCGCGGATCGGTGACACGGTTGAGGTTAATCCTAATACGCACCAGGGCACTATCACTGCCGGTTCTGCTGTCGTGTTTTCTAAATAAAGGAGGAAAAATGCAAACTATGCAATTAGACGAGCACAACAATCTGGTGCTTGAAGACGGTTCTTTGACCGTTATCGACGGGATTTCTGCTTGCGCTCAAGACGTAAAGACCCGCGTTGGCCTTTGTTTGGGAGAAAACCCATACGATACGGAAGAAGGCATCGACTATTTCAACGAGGTTTTGGGCAAAACCGGCGGCATTGACGGCGTGCGAGAGATGATCCGCCGGCGGATAAAAGATAACGAAGAGATTGTGCAAATCAACCGGCTTTCCACTTCAAGCGCGGACAACGTTTTGAATATCACCGCGGAAATATCAAGCATTTACGGAGTTTTTGAATTATGAGCCTTTTTTCTGTTACAAATCAGGGGGTCATCACGGTTGATACCTCGGAGATCAAAAGCGATTTTGAGGAGGCCTACAAAGGCGCTCTCGGGGAAAATATTAACTTGGAGAGCAGCACCTTTCAGGGGCAGATGATCACAAACGACACGGCGACCTTAACAAAGGCGATGAACGAAGTTGTCAATATTGCCAATTCTTTTTCGGTCTATACGGCAACCGGTCAGGCTTTGGACGTGGCGGCGGCTTTTTTCGGATATTACCGCAAACAGGGCGTCGGTACGGTGGTAACGGCCACTTTAAGCGGTACGGCAAATACTGTTATCGAAGAGGGGGCGTTGGTAACCGACGGCACCTATCAATATGCGCTTTTGGATACCGTGACAATCGGTGAAGGTGGTACGGTCGAGGCTGAATTTCAATGTTTGACTCCCGGGGCAATTCCCTGTCCTGCAGGAACATTGACGACGATTGTAACGGTGATTGAAGGTCGGGACGGCATCAACAATGCAACGGCCGGAATTATCGGCTTTGCCACGGAAAACGACAACGAGTTTCGCACCCGGATCACGGCAAACTGGCTAAACAAACGGGCACGGAGCATTTTGGGCGCCATTGTTGACAATATTGCGGCAGTTTCCGGCGTTATCAGCGTTTTAGGTCGCGAAAACTACGGCGATGAACCGCTTGAAATCGACGACATAACACTTGCACCGCATTCCGTTTATTTATGTGTTTTAGGCGGCGGGGCTTCGGATATTGCAACCGTTTTTGCCGGGCAGAAGACGCTTGGCGCCGGTGTAAACGGCAATACCGAGATAGAGTTTTACGACGCCTCTGTTGATTACATTTACAAGTATCGGATTGAGCGGCCGGCGGTTGTGCCGATCAAATTACAGATAGAATACGAGGCAAACGCCTATACTGCGGCCGATGTGGAAACGCAGATCAAAAGCATTGTCATGCAATGGGTGGCGGACAATCCTTTTAAGATACAGCAGACCGTTTCCGGCAATGTTTTGGCGCAAAGCCTCGCCGGGTTCAATCAGATCAACCTGTTGTCGGTGAAAGTGGCGCTTGTTTCCGGCGGCGATTTTACCGATTACATCACGACTACCATTTCCGAGGTTGCAAGTCTTGATGAAAGCAACATAACCGTTTCAAAGGCTGCTTAAATGTTTAAGGAAGTAACGTTAAATACTTTGCAGAAACAGTTCGGCTATACAAACGGGTCGGATTTGCTTTTGCGCCGCGCCGCCGTGTGGGATAAATACTTTGGCAATATTTCGGAAACTTTTGTAAAAGAAATCTTGGATTATAATACCTGTATTCCGGAAGCGCTCGACTGGTTTTGGGGAAAAATGCTCAAAATCACCCGCAATTTTACCGGTGAGGACGGGGAGATTTTCACCCTGAACGACGATCAGTTTCGGGAGATTATCAAAATCCGGGCATTCGGCACCACGTGGCAGGGTGATATTTTGTCAATGAACGTCTTTTTGCAAAACCTGTTCAAAGACCGCGGCAACGCCTATCTGCTCGACAATCTGGATATGACGGTGCAGATTTTTGTTTTCGATTTTATTCTTGACGACTGGGAAACGTATTTGTTTACAACACAAGACGTATTGCCGCGTCCGGCCGGCGTCGGCACAAAAATTTATCAAATTGACACAGAAAACACCTTTGGTTTTTATGGTTCGGACTTCCAGCCGTTCAATCAGGGCGTTTTCTGGGATGGAATTTTATAAAGGAGAGAAAAATGGAAAGTTTAACCATACCGCAGATTTTATCCGGTGCATTTGCTTACAACGGGCAGAAAAACACGATTCCCGACGCGCCGACAGGGTCATTCTTGGCCAGCATTCAGGAAGGTTTCCCGCCGATCACGATGATGCCGAAAAAAAACGGCGGTCAGCCTCCGGAAGGAAAGGATTTTAACGGCATATTCAATTTGATGAGCCAGTTTTATTTCTTCACCCAAAACGGCGGGACCTATACTTTTAATCAGTCGGTATCGGACGCCATCGGCGGCTATCCGGAAAACGCACTTTTATGGTACTATCCGGACGAAAACAATGTCACGGCCAAATGGTTGAGGTCAACTAAAGCCAATAATACAGATAACTTTATCACCAATCCGGAAGTGATCGGCACCAGCTGGGTCGAGCAAAACAACCAGCAGTCAATATTGCCGCCGACGTCAATTCTGACATTTGACCATCCTGTTGATTTCAGCGGGTTACTGCCGCTCAATTCGGCTCAATTCAAACAGGGCTACCTGATTGAAAACTGCGATACGAGCTATCCTGACTTCTGGGAAAAGATGCTGGAATATAAACGGCTCGGGGCATCAAATGCCGCTTACGCCCGTTATGCCAAGACTCAACAGCAATATACCGCGGAACTATCCGCTAACGGATTTTGCGGGTTCTATGTTATCGACGAAAGCGCAAAATCGGTTCGGCTGCCTTATCTGGGCGACGCTTATTTGCAGGGCGGCGCTTCTAACAGTATTGACCGGACGGCAGGGCTTCCGAGCATTCAGCATACACACAGACACCGCCATGATTTGCCGGGAGCTAATTCGAGCTGCGCCGGCGGCGGGCGTGTTCTTTATGTCTACGGTGCAAACGATTCGGGATCTGCGGAGCAGGGCTATCGCCAAAGTGCGTACGACAACACTCAGAATTCGGCAGTTTCGGCGATTTACGGCAAATCAGATACGGTACAAACAGATTCTGTCGGCGTATTTTTTTACATTGTTGTGGCCAATACGTGGAAAGATATTTCGATAGAGGATTTTACCGCTCGGCTGGATGCTGTTACCGAGCAAGCAATTGATCAGATCAACACTCTTGTCGCTTCGGCAACAACGGCGTTCAACACAAATGCAGATGAAAAGCAGGCGGCTGTTGACAGTTCTGCGTCGCAGGCGGAGGCTGCGGCCGGTGAGGCCAAAACTTCCGAAACCAATGCCAAAAGTTCGGAAACGGCGGCGTCCGGTTCGGCGGAGGCGGCCGCATCTTCGGCAGCTTCGGCTTCGGAATCGAAGGAAGCGGCGGCCGCGTCGGCTGTATCCGCTTCGGGATCGGCGTCAAGCGCGGAAAGTTTCAAAACCGCGGCGGAGACGGCGGCCGGTACGGCAAATGAGAAAGCGACGGCGGCGACGGAAAGCGCAACGGCCGCGGCGTCGGCGGCGGACACGGCCGAAGCATGGGCCGTCGGCAGTATAGAAGAGCGGCCGGAAGGATCGGCAAAGTACTGGGCGGAAAAAATAAATCCGGAAAATTTGCTGCCGGTCGGCATGATCCTTGCGTGGCCGGGAAATACGCCGCCGGACGGTTGGTTGGTCTGCAACGGTTCGGCCGTTTCCCGGACGACTTATGCGGATTTATTCGCAGCCATAGGTACGACTTTCGGTGCCGGTGACGGATCGACGACGTTTAAGCTGCCGGATTATCAGGGGGATTTTTTGAGGGGTTACCTTTCCGGCACTTCTTCGGCGATCGGCACCAGACAAGCCGAAGGGTTGCCGAATATCAGCGGTTATATCTCATACCTTTTGATGGGCGAAGACGGCCAGAAATCAGACGGAGCGTTGTCGGCAACGCTGCAAGTCGGAAATCGTTTGATCAATGTCGGCACCGGGTCGGCTTGGAAGCAGCTTAATTTCTCTGCCAAAAATTCAAACGCGATTTATGGCGCTAACAGTCATGTCACGCCGCGCAACAACGCTGTGAAATGGTGCATAAAATATTAGGAGAGGAAAATGGAAATATACATGTTTGACGGAGAAACAAAGGAATATATCGGGGCAGAAGATGCACTCTTAGATCCTTTGGAAACAAAAAAGCAGGGAAAGCCTGTTTATCTGTTGCCGGCGAATGCGGTTTTTGACAGGCCGCCGATTGCCGAAGGCGGAAAAGCCGTTATATTTGACGACGGTTGGAAACAGGTTGTCGACAACCGGGGAAAAACGGCGGTTAATGCCGATCGCGGGATATTTGAAATTGACTATCTCGGAGAGAAGGAAGGCGACACGATCGTAACTGCCGAAATGCAAAAGGGACTGGATGACGGTACGTTTGTCGTTGAGCAGGGACGGATCGTCGAAAAACCCCGGCAGATGAAGGCGGCGGAAAGAAGACTTGAACGCAATATGCTGATTGCGGCAACCGACAAATACATGTTTGCCGATTATCCGATCAGCGAGGAAGAAAGGGAAAAATACCGGCAGTATCGTCAGTATTTGCGGGATATTCCGGTGGAAGAAGGTTTTCCGGATATAACAATAAAATCTTTTGATGAATGGAAGGGAGCCTGAAGCTCCCTTTTTATTTTTAAGGAGAAAGCCATTGAATAAAACAGAACAGGATTTAATCGAACTTGGTAAAAAGGTCGCTCACAACTATCGTTTGATTGTCGGTGTAGCGGCTTTTTTTTATGGTTGTTTCGTTTTTTATCAGAATCAGCAAAGCAACAGTCTGGAAATCAACAACTTAAAAGAACGGACTTCAAAATTGGAAGACCGGGTAACCGCAAACGAAAAAAACTTCAACATGACGTCGGTCAAGTTGGATACGACATTAAGCCGTATATCAACAGATCTTCAATATATCAAGGAAAAGCTTATCGGAAAGGCGCTTGAGAAATGACTGATTACGATTTTGAAATTATGGCCAAAACCATCTACGGGGAGGCCAGAGGAGAAAGCAGGCAGGGGCAGAAAGCCGTTGCCTGCGTTATTTTTAACCGTTTTAGGTCTGGAAAATGGTTTGCGGCGAAGACGCTGGCCGGCGTTTGCTTAAAACCGCTGCAGTTTTCCTGCTGGAACAAGTCCGACCCCAACAGTCAGATTTTGGCAAATTTGCCGTATTCGGCTTATAGCCGGTATTTTGACGTGATTAAGGAAGCGGAGAAGGGCGACATCACGGGCGGCGCAACGCATTATTGCACCTATGCCGCGTTGCCGCATACCAAGTGGGCAGAAGGAAAAGAGCCGTGTTTTGAGTGCGGAAATCATGTATTTTTTAAGGGGATTGACTAATGTTTTATTTAATATCTGTTTTAATTGTTGCGGCCTCAAGCGTTTTGTGGCGCGTGCGTGGCGGATTGTTCAAAGAATACGTACCGGCAAATAAAGTCTGGTATGCGGTGTTTTTCGGGGGGCTTGCGTGGCTCTTCCGGGTCGGTACGGCAGAATATGCTCTTTGTGCTGCTTTGGCCTGTTATGCCGGTTATCAGGCGTTCGGCTGGGGGCTTTATATCGGGCGGTTGCTTGGGGACGGCGAACTCAAACCGAATTTGTCGCAATATCGGGAGTGTGATTTGATTGATGACCTGTTATATTCCGCGCATATCACCTTCAAAGGGAATAAAATTTATCTGTACCAGTATCCGCGGCTTTTCGGCTTTTGTGGGACTTGTTTATCCGGGCTGATTTTGACTTTCCTGATGGGTTTGTCGGTTGGCTCTGTCGGGCTGATGCTCTCCGGGTTGGCAATGGGCGTTTTTTACTGGCTGGGCGGGCAGCTTGAGAAACTTTACGCTTTGGGCAAACAGGGCTGGAACTGGGGCGAGTGGCTGTTTGGCGCTTATCTCGGGGGAATGTTGGTGTTATGGCTCGGTTGAAGAAGTATAAAAAGCGCCTGATTGCCGTTGCCGCGCTTGTTCTGGCTCTTGTCTGTCTGTTTAAGCCGGAATATGCCGAAAGCGTTGCCCGGGCGTTCATGCTGCTGATTGCGGGGGTGTGATGGTAAACAAGCTGATACGTTGGGCGGTGACCATGCTTATGGTTGCCGCCCTCTGTTTTGCCTTTTACGAGGTAGGGCAGGAAGTCGGCCGGAGCGAGGCCAGAGTTCAAGTAATAGAAAAACAGGTTGAGGTGATCCGATATGTGGAAAAGAAGAAGGCGGAGATCCATGCGCGTCCTAATGCTACAAGAAAAGAATTACTTGAACTTATGAGAAATAATATACTATAATTTTATTAGCACTAGGGTCGCTCCCGAAAAGCGAGAAAGCCTATCGCCTGTGCTAATTCTGTTTAACGGGCTATTTTATAGAGGCTGATAAAATGAAAGATTTAATAGGAAAGAAATTTGGTAGATTAATCATTTTAAATTGTTACATGAAAAATTATAAAAGATATTGTTTATGCTTGTGTGATTGTGGCAATAAAAAAGAGATAAGAGCCGACCATATAAGAAATGGACGAACAAAAAGCTGCGGTTGTCTTTCAAAGGAGCTATTAAAAAAGAGGCAAACAACACACGGAGAAAGCAAAACAAGACTTTATAGGATATGGGATGGCATGAAAAAAAGGTGTAGACCTAACTCTAAAAATAAATATTATTATGAAAAAGGCATAAAGGTATGTGAAGATTGGAAAGATTTTAATAACTTTAAAGAATGGGCTGAAAATAACGGATATAAAGAAAATTTAACTATCGATAGAATTGATTGTAATGACGATTATTGTCCTGAAAATTGCAGGTGGGCAACATATAAACAACAAGCGAGGAATACATCTTTTAATAGAATGGTAGAATTTGATGGAAAAAGCAAGTGTGCCTCCGAAGTAGCTGAAATTTTAAATATAAAACAATCAACTTTTTTAGGAAGATTAAATAAAAATAAAGAATATTTGTTTTACAAATACAATAAAAGTAAAAAATATATAGCCTATCATGGTGAAGTTTTATCCATAAGTGAATGGGTTAGAAAGTTAGGCATAAATAATTCTTCTTTTTATTATCATATCAGGAGGGGGAAAAGTGCGGAGGATACTATCAATCATTTTATGCTTAAGCTCATGCGCGCCGGCCGGCTATAGTCCGGGTTGTCCGGTTTATCCGGCAGCCGGCGAAAAAGTGGCCGTGGAGCTGGAAAAAGCCAACTATTCGGAATTTCCGAACACTTGGGAATGGATCGGGCGGATCGACAAATTGCGGCAGGAGTTGGAGGTGTGCAATATGCCTTAGACAAAAGGATTGAAATAGACTCGTGTCTGTTCTTGTCTTGTCTTATTTTATCCAACATTTAATCTTCTGCCACATCAAACAACTCCTTTTGAATACTCCAACCTCCGCTTTTGTTGCTATTTTCTTCAAACCTTTTCCGGTAATTCTTGGCAATATAATCAATTATTTCCTTGTCTGTCCATTCAGGGAAACAATCTTTTTTTGAACGATTAAATAACCATTGAACGATATTGCTAACGGTTCCATAGCCACCGCACAAGCCTTGTCTGATGTTGTTTGTGTAGCTCTCGCCGACACAGATATAAGTCTCTGCAATTTCTCCCATTTTATTTATCCCCTTATCTTTTTAAGTGCGTCTTCGGCTAAGGTTACTATTGCTTTCAACCTCATACTGTCTGGCGTATCAACGTTAATTCCCTTTAATTTTCCAAAAGTAGCGGTTGTTTTAATTGTTTCCAATTTTTCCTTGGCAATCTCAAGCTTTTTCTCTAGCTCAATCTCGCGGGCAGTCTTGTAGCCGGCTTTGCCGCAATCTATGTTGGTAAGCCCGCAGGTCGGGCAGGTAAAGTTACTCATCGCTATCCCCTTTAAAAAAGTTCTTAAAGTCTGTTGCGCCGAATTGCCCCTCGGTCAGCTCTATGATTTCTGCGATTGTGTAACGCGGCTTTAATTCTCTTAATCCGCCGACAAAGTGTTTCGTTCCAGCCTCACAAGCACCGGTAATTGCCCGATACATTTTGATTGCCTCTTCTTTCGTAACCACAGAATCAAGACTTAAATCTTCATATTGTGAAGTGTCGCGGTCGCTGATTTTATACATCAAATCTGCACGCGCCTCTTTTATTGTGTCGCCGTGCGCATAGTTCACGCCGTCAGTTACGACGTATTTTGTTGCAAGTCCGATTTTTACCTTGTAGGCATTCTTGAGTTTGCGCAATACTTCACAAAATATACCGTCAAAAATACAGTAACGCCCGTTTTGCCAACTTAATTTTGCCTGCACCGACAACTTGAACTCAACCATATTTTGCGGGTTTTTAACCTTTTCCCTTTCTTTACTCGTAATCCCCGTGTTGCTTAGGTAAAGCGAACCGCCGACGGTCAGGTTATCCGGCAGGCTCGCTATCGTTGGCGATTTCATTAAGCCGAATTTGCCGTTTTTGACATACTTGTTAAGCGTCCGCAAATCTCCCGGCCGAGATTTAAGCCCCAGCAGCGGCTTGATTTCTTCTGCCGTATAAAAGCCGTCAATCATAGCTTTCTCCCCTCAAGTCGAATTTATCCCCGATTTTGCGCAGGGCTTCCGCCAGATGGCAGGCAAGCCCGACAATGAACTCCGCGGATTTGTCTTTCAAAAGCTCTTCCTGCTCGTCGCGGGTGAGGTCAGAGAAGCACAGGTCTTCGTATTTCTCCCCGCGTCTGATACGGAAATAACAGCCGTCAAGATTTCTGTTTACCATGGTTCACCTCATAAGATTATAGATGGACGACTGAAACTTCTGGAGATTCTAACTCCACCCAATCTTGCATTTGCAAAATCTGAAAATAAAACTAAAGCTAAAACGACAAAAAATATTTTTTTCATGATTATTTCTCCTTATCCTCGTAAAAAGTGACTTCATCTTTGCGGACGGGGCGGCAGTTTTTCATTGAAACCAGATTAAAACCTATTAACCCACAAAATTTTTTATCAAGCAATTGTTGCAAATACCCAATATATGTACATTTATCATCATCCCAAAACCAGCAAAGGCATTTGTTCTTAATGATGTAGTCCCAGTCAGGCTCGGGCTCTTTATAAAATTCCCAACCGTCATACGAAAGAGCTTTAACAGAAAAACTATACATAGCTTGATTGTTCTGGTCGTAAATACGTCCATCCTTATAATAAGAATAATCTCTTTTATCCCAGCTTTTCTTTCTAATCTTGGCCCCTTTTCTGAACTCGGGCAGCAGTTCTTCTAAATATGCCATTAATAATCTCCTCCTTCTGCAAACACACCGTCTAAAACGGCAACGATATTTTCATTTGAAAAATGATAAGCGTCTTCTTTTCTATGAATATTAACGTTCCCACCACAAAAGGGGACAAACCCCATGTCGTTGATATCTTTAATAGCTTTTTCGAGACGGCGAAGAGCATTTCTAAATTCTTTAGTGTTATATTGATCTTTGTACACATACATTAATCCTGCTCCTCCTCTTTTACTTTTCGCCAAAACAGTGCTTCCTGTTCAGTTCCTGAACAATCCCCGCTTTCGTTCAACGTCCATAAATCCCACTCTTCAAACTCGCTGATTGTGGTTGAATTGTAAAACCTATTTTGTAGACTATCGGAAAATTTTCTGGCTTTCATCAAATCGTTATATTGTTCGTGAGATAACAGCCGTTGTTCTCCGTCGTCGGTTTCGACAATAACGCCGTTTCTTTTGTCAGTTTTCCAAAATCCAACAAGACGGAAATGGGGAGACAATTCTTTTGCTATAGCGACGCAGACTTTTTGCGGTACCCCCCACATCTGTGCTTCCTCTTCTGTCGGATAGACAATGAAAGCGTTTCGGTTGAACAAAAATATGGGGGAAACAACGTAACCAGTGATTATGTTTGTCATCTTTCTTATCCTTCCAAAATTTTAATTTCCTCATCAGAGAGCGGGCGGTATGTCGCAAGCATTTCTCACGCAATCATAGCCGACATACATGCCGCACAAACAAAATGCCCCCATCACAAAGCATATCGGCATTAAGAATCTTGCAGTAGGATCATACAAGAAAGCTTTTTTATCCCACGAGCCTTCCTTCCAGTCTGCTGTCAGTTCTTCGGGGGTTTTTGTCATTTGTTTGCTCCGATCGCTTTAATTATCTGCTCCATTAGTCTTTTTTGGAGGTCTGTTTTAATGAAAGTTTTTCGGCTGCAACATCCACATTGATAAGAAAATTCGTCTTCATTTAATAAAAAGCTTCCATTTTCAGTATCGTAAACATAATAACAACCAAACTTTTGCCAACCGTATTCTTCTGCTAGTTTATCCATCATCGTTACCTTTCAAAAAAGTTGCCCGGGATTTCCCAGAACTCCTTACTCAAGCTCCGCCTTATTCGGCATATTCAGGCGGAATCCCGCGGGGCGCCAATGCCGCAATCCGGGTTAATTCCAGTTTATCCCCCGGCGCGTCCTGCCTTATTGAGTATTCGGCAGCACCCCGAATTGTCTTAATCCTCGTCTTGTTCCTCGCCAATATATACAACTTCAATAAAACTGGTGGCAACATCGTCAACGTCCCAATCACAAGTTGAAACCTTATCTATTGCCAACTTTTTCGCCTCTTCTTTGTTGTCTGTATTAACGGTAATAGTTGCACTAACATCCGCCGTTGCGTTTAGGTAAACCGAGAATCTCCGCTTTTTCGTTATTTCGCGCCCCATAGGCTCTTCGTAGAGTTCCCAATCATCCGCTGTTATTTCGTTAGGCTTAATAAAATAAACATCGCCATATTCATCTTTTGCGTAAACTCCAGATAGTTTAATATACTTTCCGTCTCTCCAATCCTTTCTTCTAATCTTAGCCCCTTTTTTGAACTCGGGCAGAAGTTCTTCTAAATACGACATTGTTCTAAATCCTTTCCATGTCATAAAAAGCACCGGTTACTGTACCGATTAACCACAGAGCGTTAACGTTCCATGTCGCGGTTTCTGCTTCGTTTCGAATCTCATTTAAAGCCTTAAGAGCAATCTTCAGCTTTTTCTCAAGCTCAATTTCTTGCTTGGTCTTAAAGCCTGCTTTGCCGCAGTCTATATTCGTAAGCCCGCAGGTCGGGCAAATAAAATTACTCATCTTTATTTTTCTCCTGTAATTTGTTGAAAAACATATAATCCCAACTCAGGCTTAACGCAGTTTCTAAGCACTTGTCGCTTTTCAATTCCTTGAAAAGTATATTTTTTTAGGTTTATTCCATAGTTTTTTTCTTTAAAAGTGTTGCTTGATTGGATTCTATCACATTCAAAATAGTTCCCTAAAATAAATTTATTACTCCAGAAATGATGTCGCTGAATTGTGAATTTAGGTTGAATTAATGGCTTATAAAATGGGATAACATTTTCAACCACCCAGTCACATTTTGCATAACTACTTAAAAAGATAATCTCCTGCCAAAGCTTCATGTCCGGATATATGGGATGTACATTTTTTAATACATAATCACTTTGGGCAACACTATATCTTGCTCTGCTATGACTTTGACATGGTGGACTAGACCAAATAAAATCAAACTCATGGTAATGGTCTAATAGATATTGGTGTGCGTCGCCGACGACCACGTGGTCGTTTGGGAAAAAGTCCTGATAAATTGCAGCTATCTCCAGACGCAGCTCTACGGCGGTTATTTCGTGATCATTTCCCCACAATTTGCGATTTCCACCTATACCGGCATAAAGATTAAGTATTTTCATTGTTTTCCTTTACTGTCGGGGCGGGGTGGCCGCCCCGGGGTGTATCAATGTTATTTGGCCATTTGGTTTGACAAATTATAAAGCGACTGCAAGCCGATTGCGTCAAACGGGTTGGCGGAGTTTCCGTCAGAGCCGCCGGCAACAATCATGTTTGCCGGGAATTTGACAGAGGCGACAGCCTGAGCAATGCCGACCTTGGTTTTGTATTCCGCATGAACCCCACAGGTTACAAGCAACGATAATGCCGATAATGACGACGATGGCGGCAATAATTTCCTTCATTTTTTATCCTTTCATTTGATTTTTTTATAATCTCTGTATGCTTTTTTAACTGAGGCATACACACTCAGAAACGCGCTTTTGAAGAGCCAGCAAAAGCTGATTAAAAGCAAGAATATTATTAAATATCTGAACCACATTGGTTATCCTTTCAAATTGGGCGGAGGGGTTGGGAATTACACCCAACACGAGCAAGAGTCCTATCGTAACTGTCCTATCTAAGCTCTTTTCCAGCAACACATGTTACGAATGTGTTTTAACTGCCAATGCGTCTTATTCCGCCACCCTCCATAATATCAGGCCTTTTAGCCGCATGCCCGGGCGGTTCTCGGGAGACCCCTCAAAAATCCATCGGTACGTCGTCAAAATATGCCGGCGGTTCCGGGGCGTCATAAGATTGCGACGGATAGTTTGCCGCCGGACGATCCCGTCTTTCTTCTCTTTCTTTTTGCAAGCCGGCGGTCAGTTCGTTATAAGTGCGAACGCAAAGTGCGGCCACTTTCAAAAGCTCGTCCGGGAAAAGGCTCACGCTTTGCCGCTGCCAGTTGTCTGTCCCTTTGTCTTCCGGCTTTTGCCAGGAACGCTGGATATTAGCCGAATACGTGGTGTGCAACTGTCCGTCTTTAATGTTAACTTCTTGCTTTTTGAAAATAGCTACCGACAAGCCCCGGTCGCGGTTGCTGATGAAAAGTTTGTTTTTATTTTCTTCGTTCATTAGTGTTTTCTCCTTTAGTTAAAATTCCTGATAATTTCCATCCGGGTAGATCGGGTCATACTCGCCCTTGCTTTGCTCTACCATCAGGTTTTGAATGCCGTCGGTGTAATTCATAAATTCTGCCGTCGTCATCTTGGTTGTGGTTCTGAGGTCAAAGCGGTTTTTGAAATACTCATGCAAAAAATCGGACGTAACAAACCGCAACGGCAAATTGTCAATGATGAAACCGGTTCTTTCCCAAAATTCAACAATGTGCTTGTAAATCGCCCACAAATATTTGTTTTGCTCAGTTGACCGGGTGCGGGAATGTTTTTTTATTTCGACGTCAATCCCGTATTTGCTCGAATTGAGAGTTACCTCTAATTTCGGTCGTATAAACTTAAGAATCCCGTCAATGTTTGCCGCTTTATGAAAAAACATACCCACCTCAATATTTGCTATGCCAGTTCTTTTCAAAAGCGGCGTTAAATTCTTCGTTTCCGCGAATAAAGGAAACCATCTGTTCGGTGCGGGCAAGAAGATTTTGCCGGGTGTCTACATCACGGTGATAGTCTTCAGCGTAAACGTTTGATCCGTCGGAGATGACATATCTGAAATTGTCGATACCGCTGCACTCCATGTAAAGAAGATGCTGAATTGATTTCAGATATTTTCCCGAGTCGTATTTGCTGACGCGTTTAATGTCGAAAATCGTGTTTCCTCGAATAATGTCGGCTTTACCGTAAAAAACATAGTTGCCGATTGTTGTGCAAACCGTTTCCTGCCACATGCCGCCTTTAACCATATCTGCAATGATGCGTGCGGTCTGTTGTTCTTTTTCATCAAGGGTCGGGAAAACAGGAGGAACAATGCTGTTTTTATCTCCGTTTTCCGTGCCTTGGGTCAACTCAAAAACAGCCGTTTCAAAGTTAATGCCCCGCTGCAGAATTTCATTTGCCGGTTTTTTGACCTTATTCAGACAGTCCAGCCAGTCCTGCCGGGCTTTTTCTTCAATTTCTTCAGCCTTGTCGCCGTACTCTTCAAAATCGGTGTGCATATAATAAGAATACGCACCATACAAACTGGCAGTTATTAGATATTTTTTATTCATCGGCGACCTCGAATTTTCCGGTTTCCTTGTTGTATCTTGCTTTTAAGGCAGCAGCTTTTTCTTTCAGCATTTTGTTGGCAAAAATCTGACTGTCCCAGATAACCTGAAGGCCGCGGATTTCTCCATAAACTTCGTTTAAGCCGGTAATGTCTTTTATCTCTCCGACTTTTGTTTCGATGACATTTTTCAAGCTTTCATAATCTGCCAGAAGTTCTGCTTCCTGCCGGCGTTTTTCAGCGACGGCAGCGACAATTTTATCTTGGAAAAAAGTATTGCCGGAAGCCGTATCCGGGACTTCAATCACCGGCGGGAGATTAAGAGCGTTTTTGGCGTAATATTTTTCGTTAGGCGTAAAAGAAACGGTGCGTTTATTGCCTTTCATTTCCATGTAACCCATCAAATCCAGTTCTTTAACAATATCCTTGCCGGAAGAACCGGAAACATCAGGGCGAACAAAACGGATGTCGCCGTCCTTGTCTTCTTTTTCGTGGGCAACAAAGATAACCGATTTGTTGGAATTAAAAATCTGTTTAACCAAAGCCGCAAACTGAATTTTAATCGCACCCCATGCTTTCATTGACAAGGTTCCGTCCCCTTGCTTGAACTTCGGGTTTTGGCGGGCAACGAAGTCCCCCATACGGTCAACCAGCTTGCCGAGGGTATCAATGACGATCGTATTAAACGGACGCAGTTCATCTGAATTTATCAAGTCTAAAATCTGTTGATAATTCTCAACTTGAAGAGAAGGGCATTGAAAACGCTTTTCCACGCGATAAAGTCCGCGGTCAAGGTCAATCAGAACCGGCTTGTCGACAGACAGGGCAAGCGTTGTTTTGCCGGTGCCCGGCTGTCCGTAGATCAGGCAGCTTATCGGTTGGTTATGTTTCAATTCTGACGGTTGTGTAAGTAATGACATTTTTGTTTCCTTTCCTTTTTTATAAAATTAACATAGCGGCAAGGCTTAGTCCGAGAGCAAAAGCGATAGTAATATCGCCGGCATTAAGCTTGCGGGCAGGGGCTTGGTAATTTGCCCCGAAGCGGGCTTCCAGCCAGTCCATTTCCGCGTCTGTTAAAATTCTATTCGTCATCGTCTTCGTCCTTTTCAAAAAAGTAGTTTTCTTCCAACTCCGCGAGGCGCTGTTGCCTTGCTTTTTCCCTTTTGATAAAACTGTCTGCAGCGGTAAAAAATTCGGTGATGAAATTATCTTGTTCAAAAACGCCCATTGTTTTTCTCTCCCCTTAATTAGGCCGCCAGCCACTTGTCGCAGCCGTTTGATACGGTTTGCCGTGCGTTCAAAATCTCAATGTCAAAATCCGGGTCGTCTGCATCAATTTCTAACTTTTCCGCAAGTTCCAAATCGTCCATGTTGTCGATGTGTTCTTTGAAGCTGCAAACCAGATTGATCTTGTCCAAATAGGTTGTTTTTTCCTCATAGTCCCAAAACAGGCGATCCAGCTTTTCTTTGAGATTTTTCATTTTTTTTGACCTCGTTTGTTATCTTATAAAAATAAATTAAAACAAAAATTGTTATATGTCAACACAAGAATAACAAAAAATGTTTTTAGTGTATAAAAAATAACAAATTTTGCACTAACGCTATGAAAACAAACGATATTTTTTTGAGTTGAGTTTCAGAACAGGGGTGAAAAATCGGAAAAAGGCAAAAAAAAATACCGCCCGAAGGCGGTTTGTTGTTTTGCTCTTGACTAAAAACAAAAATTGTTATATTTTCTTCGCAGGAGGATAAGATGACACTTAAAGAATATTTGCAGAAACAAAATAAAAATATGTACGAAGCGGCGCGAGAGCTTAATTTTCACCCAAATGATGTGCGGCGATATGCTATCGGAGAAATTATTCCCCGTGCTGAGCGGGTAAAGAAAATTTATGAATGGAGTGGCGGACTGGTTACCGCCAACGATTTCTACTTTTCCAACGAAAACGGGGGAGCGAAAGAAAAAATATGAAACAATACGGAATGCCATACATGGGAAGCAAATCAAAGATTGCCGAAGATATTGTGGAATTTTTGCCAAGTGGCAAACGTTTTGTCGACCTTTTCGGCGGGGGCGGGGCTATGAGCCATTGCGCCGCTTTGTCCGGAAAATATGAAACGGTTTATTATAATGAAATAAACCCGCTTGTTGTTGATTGTTTCTGTAAAGCGATTGCCGGGGAATATAAAAACGAAACGCGGTGGATAAGCCGTGAGGACTTTAAAAACCTTAAAAATGTTGACGGATATGTAAAGCTCTGCTGGAGCTTTGGGAATAAAGGGGATTGCTATCTTTATGCGAAAGAAATTGAGCCCTGGAAAAAAGCTTTACACTATGCCCGAGTTTTAGGCGATTGCAGCCTATTAAAAGAATTTGGCATTGATTCAAACGGCAGCAGGCAGGATATAAAAACCAACAAAGATGAATACAAAGAAAAATATATAAAATGGTATTTGAAAAATATATGCCTATCAGATGCCGATTTTAACTGCCTTAAAAACGATTTGGATAAAAAGATAAAAGACCAGAAAGAAGAACTGCGGCAATATTTGTGCAACGCGTTGAAAGAATCGGGCTTAACGGCGGCGGAAGTTGACCGGCGGTTAAACACACAGATGTCCAAGCATTACTTCGGGCGTTCGCAGTGGGCGTTTCCTACCCGTGAAGAATATAATAAAATGCGCGCTTTTATGCCGCTTAAGCCTTATGACGAGGTTTACGGTTATCAAGAGTTGCTGGAAAGTCTGCAAAGTCTGCAAAGGCTGGAAAGGCTGGAAAGGCAGCAAAGTCTGGAAAGGCTGCAAAAAAGTCTGGAAAGTCTGGAAAGGCTGGAAAGTCTGCAAAGTCTGCAAAGGCTGGAAAGGCTGCAAAGTCTGGAAAGGCTGGCTAACTTTGGAAAGATACAAATAAATTGCGGCTCTTATTGGGATTATGAGTATAAGGACGGCGACGTTGTTTACTGCGACCCTCCGTACGAGGGAACAGCCGGTTATAATGAAAATGTTATGATCAGAATTGAAAAATATTTTGGTGAGAATGGAAGACTATATTTTTCTAAACAAAAAGCAGCCGCTTTCGATTCAAAGGCTTTTTACAACTGGGTCGCCGCCGCTCCATTTCCGGTTTATTTTTCAAGCTACGAAATAAGCGATAGCCGTTTTTATCCGCTTTGGCAAAAAGAGAAAGCGCAGCTCTTAAGCGGACAAGGGAGTGGTAAAAAGAAGCTGGAAATAATCTATTCAAACCACCCTTGTCCCCCGTGTGGAACGGTGCAAATGATGTTATTCCCGGAGGCCGCGCAATGACAGAACACACGCTGCAATCGCAAATTGTCCGTATTCTCCGGGGTGCCGGTTTTATCACCATCGACGGCGACGTGATGTCTGCACTCAGGTATCTGCCGGCGCGTGACAACCGGCGGTTTCTTTTCATCAACCAGCACAATCAAATGGGCTATACCAAAGGACAGCCGGACTTGATTGTCTTGCTGCCCAAAGGGCGTGTTTTGCTCGTTGAGATGAAAAACGGCAAACTCGGACGGCAGCGTTTGGAACAAAAGAAATTTCAAACCGAAACGGAAGCGCTGGGGCACGATTACCGCGTCTGGCGTTCGGTTGAGGATGCCGTTGCCTTTGTCAGAGAAGAAAGGGGTAAATTGTGAATCAGGCGGAAAAATTATTCGGGAAAAGTAAAACCGACAAATGGGTGAGGGAAGCCCTAAAGCAGCACCCGCTGATGACGGACGAGCAGCTTCTGAAATTTGAAAAAGCCGTATTGGAGATTGCCGCTCATGAGCGTGGCAATCGAAAAAAAGCGCAAGAACTTTTAGTGCGAATTGTGGCTGAAAAGATAGAAAGGGGAATATGATGAAAAAGTGCAGCGCATGTGGCATGGCAAAAGATGAAAGCTGTTTTGCAAGTAAAAATCACTACTGCCGAAATTGTCAGGCAGAGATGTATAAGTTGGGCTTAAAAGCGACGGAATACCGAACATATCTGACTAAACAGCCAAAAATTGAGAACACCTGCGGCGGGATTGTTGCCCGCTGGGTGAAGTATACCAAGCCGGGGGAAAGCAAGTGGAGCATTGAGAACACGGTAACCGACTCGCACCGGTTCGGCGACGATAAACAGGAATTTTTGAGCGTTTTGAAAAATCAACTGGCAGGGGAGTAGGGAAGATGAGATACGATAAAGCACTTTGGGATATATTAAAGGAAATTGATGATATTGAAGACCCAACTTTTGAATTTCTTGCAAGTTGTTTTTCTTACTGCTTAGCGAAAGGTGGACTTACAGATAAGCAAGCCAAGATAATTGATAAATATATTGATAAGTATCGTTATCTTTGGTCTGAGTCTAATAAAAACGAACTAAAATTAATTGAAGGAGGTAAAAATGCAGCCATCAATTAGTTTTGGTATCAATGATTGGCGAAATCAGCTGCTTGACCTTGACTGTACTTGTCAAGTTAAGTGTATAGCTTATACGTTATCTATGCATTGGAGAGAAGGGAAACGTTGTTATCCTTCTCAAAGAGTTCTCGCCGAGGAGGCTGGGGTTGACCCGAAGACAGTTCGAAAAGCTCTTAATTTTCTGGAAGAAGTCGGACTGATTAAAAGAAAAAAGCTTAAAATAAAAGCTCTTTCTTTTGATCTGTGCGAATATGAGTTTTTCGGTGTGGACACTGAGGGAAACACTGAGGGAAACACTGAGGGAAACACTGAGGGAAACACTGAGGGAAACACTGAGGGAAACACTGGGGGAAACACTGGGGGAAACACTGGGGGAAACACTGGG